GGCATACAGGGCATCACTGGAGCAGGTACACAGGGTACACAGGGCACCGAGGGTACACAGGGCATACAAGGTATTACTGGAGCAGGTACACAGGGCACACAGGGTATCCAAGGCACAAGTGGAACAGGCACACAGGGCACACAGGGCATACAGGGTCTGGACGGATCAGGAAGTCAAGGAACAACCGGCACACAAGGAACAAGCGGAACAGGCACACAAGGTACACAAGGCACACAAGGCACACAAGGCACTGAAGGTACACAGGGCACACAGGGCACACAAGGGATACAAGGTATATCCGGTCCAGGCAATGCGTTGACTGCCACCAACGATACCACTACCAACGCCAGTTTCTATCCAGTATTTGTGGCATCGGCAGGCAATTCAGAAACACCAAAAGTTACTACCACCAAACTATATTTTAATCCCAGTACAGGTACTTTGAATGCCACAATTTTCAATACTTTGTCTGACATAAATAGCAAGGAAAATATAGAAACTATTGCCAATTCTTTAGAAAAAGTTCTAAGAATGCGAGGTGTAAGTTTTGTTTGGAAGGACAACAAAAACAAATCAATTGGTATTATCGCTCAAGAGATTGAAAAAGTGGTACCGGAAATTGTAAATACTGACAGCGGTGGTGTCAAGAGTGTAAATTATGACAGTATAATCGGTTTATTAATCGAAGCAATCAAAGAACAGCAATGTCAAATCAATGAATTAAAAATCAAACAAAGGGAGGAACAATGACTGTATATGCAAATTTAGTTGAAGGCGAAGTCAAAGGGGTATATGATCTCATACCCAAGTTCTGGGATGGAATAAATCAATTTGATATCAGATGTCAAAATGATGAACAGTATATGAGAGACAATAATTTTGTAAAAATTGTCAAATCTCAGTATCAATACGATTCTGACACACATTACTTGAGTGATTTTCCCAGTTACCGAGTGGAAAATAATCAAGTGATTGAACAAAGAGAAATACTGGAAAAAGTCATATATGTGCCCACCAGAGACGACCTATTAAAAGAAATAAGAATAGTTCGCGATGAAAAAATGCGTGATTTTGAATGGAGATATACTCGTTATCATAGGCAAATTAGGTTAGGGTTACCAACAACCGATTCATTGGAAAACCTTGATAATTACATGCAAGCCTTGGCAGACATAACCAACCAGGAAGATTTATCAAATATCATTTGGCCTGAATATTGATTTTAAATTATGCCGTCTAATTATCTAGTTAATAACATTGATTTAGATTCGTTGTTTGAGCCCATCGGTGATACAGCCAAACGGGCAGATGTGGGTTATCTGAGTGCAGGCACAGACATATCTAATTTTTATGCCAATGCATCCGAAGGAACCCCCTATGGCACCACTGATTATCAAAGCAACAACACGGACATAGGTCAATTATTTGCAGCAGCCGGTTCTGTTGGTGCCACATTATTTTTATACACATGGGGATTGGGATCATTGGGCCGGCTGGGTTATGTCGAATATCTGGGACCGGCATACAGTTGGACTGCAGTTTCGGCCGGTGGTGTGCATACTGCAGCAATAAGAAATGATGGGCTGTTGTTTGCTTGGGGAGCAGGTACAAACGGTCAATTGGGCACTGGAGACACAGCGAATCGAAGCAGCCCGGTGCAAATAGGTAGCAGTAGTTGGACAGTGGTTTCGGCCGGTGATCAATATACTGCAGCCATACGGGGTGATGGTGGATTATTCACCTGGGGGCTCGGCACATTAGGTCGATTGGGTCTTGGGGATATAGTAGCTCGTAGCAGTCCGGTGCAAATCGGCAGCAGCAGTTGGACTGCGGTTTCTGCAGGTTTCGAACACACCGCAGCCATCAGGAGTGGTGGCTCGTTATTCACCTGGGGATCGGGCACCAATGGACAGTTGGGTGACGAAACCGCAGCCAACCGATCCAGTCCAGTGCAAATAGGCAGCAGCAGTTGGACTGCGGTTTCGGCTGGTGGCACACACACCGCAGCCTTACGGGGTGATGGTCTATTGTTTACCTGGGGACTAAACACCAGTGGGCAGTTGGGCTTTGATACATACAGTTGGATTGCAGTTTCGGCCGGTGGCGCACATACTGCAGCCATACGGGGTGATAGCCTGTTGTTTACCTGGGGACTAAACACCAGTGGACAATTAGGTGATGGTAGCACTGTCGCTAAATCCAGTCCAGTTCAAATAGGCAGCAGCAGTTGGACTGTGGTCTCGGCAGGTCTCGCACACACCGCTGCGTTACGAGATGATGGTGGATTATTCACCTGGGGTGATGGTGGATCAGGTCGATTGGGCGATGGTAACACAGCTAATCGCAGCAGCCCGGTTCAAGTGGGCAGCAGCAGTTGGACTGTGGTTTCAGCCGGTGACTTTCATACCGCAGCCATCAGGGGTGACAGTAGATTATTCACCTGGGGTAATGGTGGCAATGGTCGATTGGGCGATGGTGCCACCGCCAACCGATCCAGTCCAGTGCAAGTAGGCAGCAGCAGTTGGACTGCGGTCAGTGCCGGTGGCACACATACCGCTGCGTTACGGGGTGATGGTCTATTGTTTACCTGGGGACTAAACACCAATGGGCAGTTGGGCTTTGATGCATTCAGTTGGACTGCAGTTTCAGCAGGTGGCGCACATACTGCAGCCATACGCAGTGATAGCCTGTTGTTTACCTGGGGACTAAACACCAGTGGACAATTAGGTGATGGTACCGCTGTCAGTCAATCCGTGCCGATTCAAATAGGCAGCAGTAGTTGGACTGTGGTTTCAGCAGGTGGCTCTCATACCGCTGCCATACGGGGTGATGGTGGATTATTCACCTGGGGAAATGGTGAATTTGGTCGATTGGGCGATGGTAACACAGCTAATCGCAGCAGCCCGGTTCAAGTGGGCAGCAGCAGTTGGACTGTGGTTTCAGCAGGTGGCGCTCATACCGCTGCGTTACGCAGCGATGGTGGATTGTTCACCTGGGGTAATGGTGGTTTTGGGCGATTGGGCGATGGTGCCACGGCCAACCGATCCAGTCCAGTGCAAGTAGGCAGCAGCAGTTGGACTGCGGTCAGTGCCGGTGGCACACATACCGCTGCGTTACGGGGTGATGGTCTATTGTTTACCTGGGGACTAAACACCAGTGGGCAGTTGGGCTTTGATGCATTCAGTTGGACCGCGATTTCAGCAGGTGGCACACATACTGCAGCCATACGCAGTGATAGCCGGTTGTTCACCTGGGGACTAAACACCAGTGGACAATTAGGTGATGGTACCACTGTCAGTCAATCCGTGCCGATTCAAGTGGGCGGCAGCAGTTGGACTGTGGTTTCAGCCGGTGACTTTCATACCGCTGCGTTACGGGGTGATGGTGGATTGTTCACCTGGGGGTTTGGTGGCAATGGTCGATTAGGACTTGGAGACACAGCTAATCGCAGCAGCCCGGTTCAAGTAGGCAGCAGCAGTTGGACTGCGGTTTCAGCCGGTGGCACACATACCGCTGCCATACGGGGTGATGGTCTATTGTTCACCTGGGGGTTTGGCAGCAGTGGGCGATTGGGCGATGGTGCCACAGTGGATCGCAGCAGTCCAGTTCAAGTGGGCAGCAGCAGTTGGACTGTGGTGTCAGCCGGTGGCACACATACCGCTGCGTTACGGGGTGATGGTCTATTGTTCACCTGGGGACTAAACACCAGTGGGCAGTTGGGCTTTGATGCATTCAGTTGGACCGCGATTTCAGCAGGTGGCGCACATACTGCAGCCATACGCAGTGATAGCCGGTTGTTCACCTGGGGATTAGGCACCAATGGACAATTAGGTGATGGTACCACTGTTAGTCAATCCGTGCCGATTCAAATAGGCAGCAGCAGTTGGACTGTGGTTTCTGCAGGTGGCACACATACCGCTGCGTTACGGGGTGATGGTAGATTATTCACCTGGGGCGCTAATCCGTCGGGGCAATTGGGACTTGGAGACACAGCTAATCGCAGCAGCCCGGTTCAAGTGGGCAGCAGCAGTTGGACTGTGGTTTCAGCCGGTGACATTCATACCGCAGTCATCAGAAGTGGTGGCTCGTTGTTTACCTGGGGTAATGGTGGCAATGGTCGATTAGGTCTTGGAGACACAGCTAATCGCAGCAGCCCAGTTCAAGTAGGCAGCAGCAGTTGGACTGCGGTTTCAGCCGGTGGCACTCATACCGCTGCGTTACGGGGTGATGGTAGATTATTCACCTGGGGGTTAAACACCAGTGGGCAGTTGGGCTTTGAAGGATTCAGTTGGACCGCGATTTCAGCAGGTGCCTCTCATACTGCAGCCATACGGGGTGATGGTCTATTGTTTACCTGGGGATTAGGCACCTTTGGTCGATTGGGTGATGGTACCACTGCCAGTCAATCCGTGCCGATTCAAATAGGCAGCAGTAGTTGGACTGCAGTTTCAGCAGGTGCCTCTCATACCGCTGCGTTACGCAGTGATAGTGGATTATTCACCTGGGGTGCTGGTGGATCAGGTCGATTAGGCGATGGCGTAGCTAATCGCAGCAGCCCGGTTCAAGTGGGCAGCAGTAGTTGGACTGTGGTTTCAGCTGGTGGCACACATACCGCAGCCATCAGAAGTGGTGGCTCGTTGTTTACCTGGGGTGCTGGTGGATCAGGTCGATTGGGCGATGGGAACACAGTGGATCGCAGCAGCCCGGTTCAAGTAGGCAGCAGCAGTTGGACTGTGGTTTCAGCAGGTGGCGCTCATACCGCTGCGTTACGCAGCGATGGTGGATTGTTCACCTGGGGTAATGGTGGTTTTGGTCGATTGGGCGATGACACCAGGGTCAGCAAATCAAGTCCAGTGCAGATCGGCAGCAGTAGTTGGACTGTGGTTTCGGCAGGTGAAGAACACACCGCAGCCATCAGAAGTGGTGGTGGATTATTCACCTGGGGAGAAGGATTAATTGGTCGATTGGGTCTTAATGACACAGCGGATCGCAGCAGCCCGGTTCAAGTGGGCAGCAGCAGTTGGACTGTGGTTTCAGCCGGTGACGCAAATACTGCAGCCATACGCAGCGATGGTGGATTGTTCACCTGGGGGCAAGGTGGAACAGGTCGATTAGGTGATAATAGCACTAACAGCAAATCCAGTCCAGTGCAAATAGGCAGCAGCAGTTGGGCTGCGGTCTCAGTTGGTGTGCATACTGCAGCTAAACTAAATGATGGTACATTGTTCACCTGGGGTGTTGGTGGAGCAGGTCAATTAGGTGATGGTAGCACTGTCAACAAATCCAGTCCAGTATTGGTCAAGGCACTGAGTGCAAATAGCCCAGTTCAAGTGGGCAGCAGTAGTTGGACAGTGGTCAGTGCCGGTGGCACACATACTTCAGCCATCAGAAGTGGTGGCTCGTTGTTTACCTGGGGCGCTAATCCGTCGGGGCAATTGGGTCTTGGAGACACAGTAGATCGCAGCAGCCCGGTTCAAGTAGGCAGCAGCAGTTGGACTGTGGTTTCGGCAGGTCTCGCACACACCGCTGCGTTACGAGGTGACAGTGGATTATTCACCTGGGGGCTCGGCAGCGATGGGCGATTAGGTGATGGTAGCACTGTCAGCAAATCCAGTCCAGTGCAGATCGGCAGCAGCAGTTGGACTGTGGTTTCTGCAGGTGGCTCTCATACCGCAGCCATCAGAAGTGGTGGCTCGTTGTTTACCTGGGGTGATGGTGGATCAGGTCGATTAGGTGGTGACACCGCTTTCAGCAGATCCAGTCCAGTATTGGTCAAGGCACTGAGTGAAAGTAGCCCAGTTCAAGTGGGCAGCAGTAGTTGGACAGTGGTCAGTGCCGGTGGCACACATACTTCAGCCATCAGAAGTGGTGGCTCATTGTTTACTTGGGGATTTGGATTTAGTGGTCAATTAGGTCTTGGGGACACAGCGGATCGCAGCAGTCCAGTTCAAGTAGGCAGCAGCAGTTGGACTGTGGTTTCGGCAGGTCTCGCACACACCGCTGCGTTACGAGGTGACGGGGGATTATTCACCTGGGGTGCTGGTTCTTTTGGTCGATTAGGTCTTAGTAACACAGCTAATCGCAGCAGCCCGGTTCAAGTGGGCAGCAGCAGTTGGACTGTGGTTTCTGCAGGTAACGCACACACCGCAGCCATACGGGGTGATGGTGGATTATTCACCTGGGGAAATGGTGATTTTGGTCGATTGGGCGATGACACCACTGCCTCGAGAGACAGTCCAGTATTGGTCAAGTCATTCAGTGAAAGTAGCCCAGTTCAAGTGGGCAGCAGTAGTTGGACTGTGGTCAGTGCTGGTCAAGATCATACTGCAGCTATACGGAGTGATAGTGGATTATTCACCTGGGGATTAGGCACCTTTGGGCGATTGGGTCTTGGGAACACAGTGAGTCGCAGCAGTCCGGTTCAAGTGGGCAGCAGTAGTTGGACTGTGGTCAGTGCTGGTCAAGATCATACTGCAGCCATACGGGGTGATGGTGGATTATTCACCTGGGGACTCGGCAGCGATGGGCGATTAGGTCTTGGTAGCACTAGCAGCGAATCAAGCCCAGTACAAGTGGGCAGCAGTAGTTGGACTGTGGTTTCAGCTGGTGGCACACATACCGCAGCCATCAGAAATGGTGGCTCGTTGTTTACCTGGGGTGATGGATTATTTGGTCGATTAGGTCTTGATGACACGGTCTCGAGAAACAGTCCAGTATTGGTCAAGTCATTCAGTGAAAGTAGCCCAGTTCAAGTAAGCAGCAGTAGTTGGACTGTGGTCAGTGCTGGTCAAGATCATACTGCAGCTATACGGAGTGATAGTGGATTATTCACCTGGGGGCTCGGCACCAATGGGCGATTGGGTCTTGGGAACACAGTGAGTCGCAGCAGTCCGGTTCAAGTGGGCAGCAGTAGTTGGACTGTGGTTTCAGCTGGTGGCTCTCATACCGCTGCATTACGAGATGACAGTGGATTATTCACCTGGGGATTAGGCACCGATGGCCGATTAGGTGGCGGGGACGCAGTGGCTCGCAGCAGCCCAGTACAAGTGGGCAGCAGTAGTTGGACTGTGGTTTCAGCAGGTGGCTCTCATACCGCTGCGTTACGAGGTGACAGTGGATTATTCACCTGGGGTGCCGGTGGGTCGGGGCAGTTGGGTGACAATTTTATAATCAACCGCAGCAGTCCGGTTTTTATCGGAAACATAACACTACTTCCATCTATCAGCAATCAATCCAGCCCTGTTCTAATAGGAGGCGGTAATACAGTAACGTCCTGGCGAGCAGTCAGTGCAGGTGGCTCTCATACCGCTGCCATACGCAGTGACGGGGGATTATTCACCTGGGGTGCTGGTGCTTTTGGTCGATTGGGCGATGGCACCACAGTGGTTCGCAGCAGTCCAGTGCAGATCGGCAGCAGCAGTTGGACTGCAGTTTCTGCAGGTGGCTCTCATACCGCTGCGTTACGCAGTGACGGGGGATTATTCACCTGGGGTGCTGGTGGATCAGGTCGATTAGGTGATGGCACCACTGACAACAAATCAAGTCCAGTGCAGATCGGCAGCAGCAGTTGGACTGCGGTTTCAGCCGGTGGCACTCATACCGCTGCGTTACGGGGTGATGGTAGATTATTCACCTGGGGTGCTGGTGGATCAGGTCGATTGGGCGATGGTAACACAGCTAATCGCAGCAGCCCGGTTCAAGTGGGCAGCAGCAGTTGGACTGTGGTTTCAGCCGGTGACTTGCATACCGCTGCGTTACGCAGCGATGGGGGATTATTCACCTGGGGATCGGGCACCAGTGGTCGATTAGGTGATGATGCCACCGCCAACCGATCCAGTCCAGTGCAAGTAGGCAGCAGCAGTTGGACTGTGGTTTCTGCAGGTGGCACACATACCGCAGCCATACGGAGTGGTGGAACATTGTTTACTTGGGGACTAAACACCAGTGGACAATTAGGTGATGGTAGCACTGTCGATAAATCCAGTCCAGTTCAAGTAGGCAGCAGCAGTTGGACAGCGGTTTCAGCCGGTGGCACACATACCGCTGCGTTACGGAGTGATAGTGGATTGTTCACCTGGGGCGCTAATCCGTCGGGGCAATTGGGACTTGGAGACACAGTGGATCGCAGCAGCCCGGTTCAAGTAGGCAGCAGCAGTTGGACTGTGGTTTCGGCAGGTCTCGAACACACCGGTGGTTTGACCACAAATGATATTTTTCCGTGGAATTATTCACAATAAATATTGGAATATTGTATTAATCGACAATAAATATATCAAATCTTGATGGAAAAATTATATGCATTTAATAGATCAGCAGTTAAATTTAATGATTCGTGGGCGTTTTGATGAAGGGTGGCGTATTGCCGAAGAACTAGAAAAATTGTATCCTGATGATCGTCGAGCAAAATTCAATAGAGGTTGGTTTTTAATACACCAAGGCAAATTTCAAGAAGGATTTCAATGTCTAGAGTATGGCAGATCACTCAATGTCTATGGTGCGCCAAAATTAAACACCAATAAACCCATATGGGATGGCAGTGATCTCAAAGGAAAAACGCTGATCATAAACTTAGAGGCCGGTTATGGTGACAATATCATACAAGCAAGATTTGCAACCGAAGTATGGACTCGCGGTGGTAAATGCATATTATGTTGTGACAAAACAGTGCATAGTATTTTTATGAGAATACCTGGTGTAGATCAGTGTATCACTCTGGATCAAGTTGAAATGACCTATCATGATTTTTGGATACCGGGCTTTAGTTGCAGTTGGATATTTGGTCATACAGCAGAAAACATGCCCAATGAGCCTTATATTTTTGCCAAACCTGACAGTGTGGAAATATGGAAATCCATAATCAAATCTGACAAGTTCAAAGTGGGTATTCGTTGGAGTGGTAATCCAAAATTTGAGCATCAACAATTCAGAATATTTCCTCCAGAGATGTTAATTGATCTACACAAAGACAATGATCATATTCAATTTTATAGTCTACAAAGAGACAATGATCTAAGAGAATTGCCCAGTGAAATACAAGATCTCAATCACATATTAATAAGTTGGGAAGACACTGCTGCTGCCATAGAAAATTTAGATTTGATAATCACCAGTTGCACCAGTATCGCTCATTTGGCATCGGCCATGGGCAAACCAACCTGGGTGATTGTTCCCATATTACCTTATCATATTTGGGCACATGGTGATCGACACAGTCCTTGGTACAGCGAACAAACTGTGGTTTATAGACAAAATAAATTCGGTCAATGGACTGATACTTTTCAACAGGTAAGGGACGAACTGTTGTTGAAATTTCCAAAGAAAAAAATATAGAAGTGACAGAATAAAATAATAAATATTTTCACATTTTTCGATAAGGTAATTTCATGAAAGTTTTGCATTTTATTTCCGGATTGCCAAGATCCGGGTCCACGCTTATTGCCAATATTCTAAAACAAAATCCCGAAATACACGGCGAATCGGTCAGTTCGTTGGCATCGTTGGTTGGAACAATCAACGCCAACTGGAATCAATTTGAATCAAATCAAGAATATAAAAATTCCTCTGCCAAAACAGGAGTTTTGACCGGAGTTCTTCAAGGATACTACAGTCATATAGACAAAAATATTATTTTTGACAAAGATCGAGGTTGGATACCTTTGATACCTGTCATAGAATCGGTCATACAACGTCAAGTCAAAATAATTGTCTGTGTTAGAAATCCAGCTGAAATATTGACCTCCTTTGAACGACTAAGAAAAGAAAATCCTTTGTTTTTTACTCGTGCAGATCAACAACTCAAAGAAAGTTCCAATATTGCATCAAGAGCATACTATTATGCTGGACCAGATGGTGCAATGGGCATGGCACATCGCCATATCAAAGATGCAATTATCATGGGTTATTTGGATAGATTTTTATTTGTAGACTACAATAGATTTTGTAATAGTCCCAGAAGCCAAATGAAAAGAATCTATGAGTTTTTTGAGTTAACTGAGTTTGCTCACGATTTTGACAACATATCACAAGATGAAGTATATAACGATCTAGCAGTGGGATTACCGAATCTACACAAGATCAAACCAACAATTTCCAAAACCACCGTGAATTGTGTTGAATACTTGGGGTTGGATTTATTTGAACAATACAATAGAGAAATTTTTTGGAATGCATGGGTATAATGAATCTAGATTCTTTTTTCCCCACAGTGATTGGAAATATAACCAACCCCGATCACGCCAGTATGGAAAAAGAATTAGTAGATCATTGTTTACAATTGAGCACAGAAATTGCCACTGGGGGCACTGGATGGCTGTCCAACAAAACATACAACACCAGCAATGGACAATATGATATTTTCTCAGATGCAAATTTTTCAAAGTTAAATCAATGGGTTCGAACATCAGTTGAGTATTATTGCAATCGCTTGAATATACAATCTCAAAATTTGACCAACAATGGGTCTTGGTTTAATATTTACAGAAAACATGATTTTCAGGAAAATCATGTGCACCCCACCAGTGTGGTATCTGCAATATATGTGTTATGCTGTGACAGCCGTGGTGCTAGAATTTTTTTCAACACTCCCATCAACAACATGTATCATGTTAAAAAAACTGTGGTAAAACAGGAAATGGTTGATCAAATACAGTGTCAGTCAATTCCCGGCATGTTGATAATTTTCCCCAGTTATCTCAATCATGCAGTGGAAAGACACGAATCTGATCAAATTCGAATCAGCATATCGTATAATTTTAAACAATCATAATATGAATAGTCCTGAATCGGTAAAATTTTTGTATAATAGTTATAATCTAAAAATAGAAAATGCATATATCATATACGTGCCTGACAGCCATATATCTGTAAATTTGGCCAATAGATGTTTGGAAAGTTGTAAAAAAATAAATTATTCAGCTGAGTTGTGGGAAGGATTCAACGGGACTGGCAATGAACTAGTAGTGCCCAGTTTGATCAGAAATCAAAGTTGGTATAAATGGCTCAAAGTCACAGATCATTATCAAAGTTTGGCCGAAATAGCATGCAGTCTCAGTCATATATCATTGTGGGTCAAATGCATGGAACAAGATCGACCCATAGTGATATTGGAGCATGATGCCATCATGCTGAAACCCTATTTAGAACACAGAATTTACAATGGCATAGACTATTTGGGATCACAGGATAATTTAAAAAACTCCAAAGAAAATCAAGGTATCATACCGACATTCAGTGGTATCAACAAAAATTGGAATTTTATAAATCGTGCACATGCCTATTCAATAGATCCTGCGGCTGCAAGAAAATTATTTACAAATGTGCTGTCTAGGGGGATTTTCGAAAGTGCAGATGTCATGATTAGATCAGATGATATTGCAATTATTCAAACAGGATTTTATGCATATGATCAACCTGGCGAAACAATTATTAAAATAAGGAAAAAATGATTATGTTGCCTGAATCGCGTAAATTAAACATGGGTTGTGGATTTAAAAAATTATACGACCATTGGAATGTAGATGTGGAATCGAGATGTAATCCAGACCAAATTTTGGATCTGGAACAAACACCATGGCCCTACGAAGACAATTTTTTTAACAGAATCACTGCTGACAATATCCTGGAACATTTGGGTCAAGATCCCAAAGTTTTTACCAATGTGATCAAGGAAATGTATAGAGTCAGCGAAGATCAAGCCGAATGGTTCATATGTGTCCCGCATCATCGCTGCGACTTATTTTGGGATGACTATACACATGTGAGGGCATTGAGTGCCAAGACATTTCATATGTTTGATCAGAAATTAAATTTTGATACCATTGAACGAAAACTAAGTGAAAGCACATTTGGAATTTATCATTCAGTTGATCTAGAAGTATTTGATGTTGGTTACAATATCATTGAATACTGGAAAAATCAACAAAATCAAGGCTTGATTGGGTCGGCCCAATTGAATGTAAATTTAAATACCATGTCCAATGTCTGTGAAACAGTCAATATTTTTATCAGAGTGCATAAACCAGGTAGATACCAAGATCTAATAGACAAAATGAAATAATCATGACCATACATATTCATTATGCATTGCAAATGAGCGATGTGTTGTTTTATCAAAATAACACTAGATTTTGTGGACAAGATAGAACTTTGTTGTCAAAAAAGTCATTGACATCGTTGATAGACTCAATACAACATTGTCAACAAACCAGGCCCGAAACAGCACATCATTTGATGATCATTGAGGATCAAGCCACCGAGCAATTGATTGAGTATACAAATCGATTGATCGATAAAGTGCAAAATCCAAATATCACAATCAAGTTGCATTCATTGAAACCCAAGACTGGCATGGTCAACAGTCTGAGATATTGTTACAATTGGCTAGACAACAACGGTCAAGATTTTGTATTTCAGGTTCAAGATGATTATCTATTTTCCATAAACACCATACATGATTCCATCGAACATTTTTATAATATTTTGCACAATTGCAACACACATGCAATCATACAACCATTCAATGACATAGTATATTGGGAATTTATATATAAAAATCGTCCCACGCCCAGACTGGTTTCAATGGGCAAAACTGGGTATTGGATTCAAATCTACGACACTTCGTGTTCTTTTTTGACATCCCATCAGCAATTTTCTCAACATTGGGATTTGTATAATAAATTTTTTGATTTGATTCCTCAACTCGATGATCAATCCAGACAATTAGAAAATAAGTCATTGAATTATATGTTTACTCAAAAGGGAGTATTGGGTGTGACTCCTGTCAATACATTCAGCCATCACATACAACAGCATCCTGATCCCTATGTGGATTGGAAAGTTCTTTGGGATAGCATAGACATAAACCCATGATCAAAGTTTTTGTAAATGGCACATTTGATGTGTTACATAGAGGGCATTTGGAATTATTAAATTATGCCAAAAGTCTTGGAGATTTTTTATTTGTGGCAATCGATTCTGATGCCAGAATCACAGAAAAAAAAGGTTCAGATCGACCATTTAATAATCAAGTCAACAGACTGGCTGTCATGCAAAATTTAAAACCGGTCGACCGTGTGGCTGTGTTTGACAACAACCATGAGTTAATTGACTTGATCAAGGACTATAGACCAGACATCATGATAGTGGGATCCGATTGGCAAAATCAAACAGTCATAGGAGCCACCTATGCAAAATCCTTGAAATTTTTCGATAGAATGCACAATGAATCAACAACAAAAATCATTGAAAGTTATATTAATCGGTGATGTGTGCACAGATGAGTATTACTATGGGCGAGTAGATAGACTCAGCCCCGAAGCTCCGATACCTGTGTTTGTGCCCGAATCCGTTGAAATCAAACAGGGCATGGCAGCAAATGTGGCTGACAATTTAGAAAAATTGGGAGTGTCGGTCACAAAATATTTTGGGCAGCCATCAACCAAAACACGCATGATCGACCGTAGATCCAAACAACATATAATTCGAGTTGATCGAGATGTAGAATCGAAACCTTTGTCAACACAGACTGAATTTGATCAGGATGTAGATGCATTTGTGATATCTGACTATGACAAGGGATTTGTGTCATATGAATTAGTGGAAAAAATCATCAGTTTTAGAAAACCGGTGTTCATTGATACAAAAAAAACTGATCTGTCCAGATTTCAAGGTGCATTTGTCAAAATCAACAACAACGAATACAATCGAGCCAAAACTGTCTGCGACAATATCATAATCACTAACGGCGACAAAGGTGCTAGATTCAATGGCAGGGTTTACCCTGCACCAAAATTAGAAATCACTGATGTCTGTGGTGCTGGAGATACTTTTTTAGCTTCTTTGTGTTTTTGGTATCTACAAACAAAGGATATTGTCAAATCGATAGAATTTGCAATTAGAGCAGCAACAATTACAGTGAAACATGTTGGCGTATATGCACCCGAACTGCGAGAGTTATTATGACCGGTCAATCGAACAAAATTCACAAAGGATGGGGTCATGAATTGATATGGGCAAGCAATGATCTCTATTGCGGTAAATTACTAAAATTTAATCAAGGTGCAAAATTTAGTATGCACTTTCATGCCGAGAAAGATGAGACTTGGTATGTGTTATCTGGTAAATTTATTGTCAGGCATATTGATACAAAAACCGCTACAATATATGAAAACGAGTTGAATGAAGGAAATGTTTGGAGAAATATGCCTCTACTGCCACATCAACTTGAATGCCTGGAAGAAGGCACCATTATAGAAGTCAGCACACAAGATTCTGTAGAAGACAATTATCGTGTTATAAAAGGCGACAGTCAAAAATGAAATATATTGTTGATATTGACAATACTATTTGTGTTACAAATGGTAGTAAATATTTTGAAAGTCAACCTATACTAGATAGAATTAAAAAAATCAATGATTTGTACAAAGATGGGCACATAATAGTGTATTGGACTGCCAGAGGCGGCAATTCCGGTATTGATTGGAGTGAATTGACAGACAATCAATTAAAACAATGGGGTTGTTTATATCACGAATTAAAAATGTTCAAGCCCTCATATGATATTTGGATAGATGATAGAGCCATAAACTCGGAAAATTTTTTCAATGAAGATCCTAGTAACCGGTCATAAAGGCTTTATAGGCCAATATTTTTACAAACGATTACAAAAAGACCATGTTGTAGACGGCTACGAATGGGGGCAGCAATTTCCTGGCTATGACTATGATTTGATAGTTCATTTGGGCGCTATAACCTCCACCACCGAAACCGATGTGGAAAAAGTCATGAAACAAAACTATGATTTTTCTGTGGCATTGTTGGAGAATTGCCATCGCCATGGTGTAAATTTACAATTTGCTTCAACTGCAGCCATCTATGGAAAAAATAATAGATTTGACGAAGCAGCTCCGCCGGATCCACTTACTCCCTATGCTTGGTCAAAATATTTATTTGAGAGATATGTTCAACAACATGACTGGGACATTGTGGTGCAATGTTTTAGATATTTCAATGTTTACGGTCCCGGCGAAGAACACAAAGGGGCACAGGCCAGTCCTTATTCAAAGTTCGCAAAACAATATCAAGAACAGGGTTTTGTAGAATTATTTGAAGGCAGCGAACACTATTACAGAGATTTTATTCCAGTAGAAACAGTATTTGATTTACAAAATCGGTTTATGTCTGTTGACCAATCGGGCTTATTTAATCTAGGCACAGGACAATCTAAGTCTTTTTTATCAGTGGCACTGGAAGTCACAAATTCTATTAAATTTATACCCATGCCGGACAATCTAAAATCAAGCTATCAGCGTTATACCTGTGCAGACATGACCAAAACTAGATCTATTTTAAGGTTATGATTTCACAGTGGTTTTCAAAAAATTATTTTCTTTTTCCATTGTGGTGATTTTGGATTTAAGAATATCTTCGTTGACCACATTCCACAGTCCGCGGTGCATGGGTTTGGGCCAATGCCCTGATTGAATCCATGCCCATCCAATGTGTTCGTGATTCAGTATTGGTGTGAATTCTTCTTCCACGCTGGCCCAAAAAGTATGATATTCGAATTTGTTGTCTAGACTGGTGAATTTTTCCAGAGGAAGCAGCTCCATGTGCCGAGGCACAAAACCCAGTTCTTCTGTGCATTCTCGTTCTATGGTTTGCAACAGTGTTTCATTTTGTTCTTGCTTGCCTCCGGGCAAACCCCAAAATCCTGGATTTTTTGGATGGTTTCTTAATAGGTACAAGTATCTGTTTGTCAAACAACAGTAATACCATATGCCCACTGCTTTTACAATATAAGATTCCATGAGCCGCCTTGATATAATCCATCTATACTTTTGACCCATTCGCTGCCTGTCCACTTGTATTGTATACCGGTTATCAAATTTGTCACATACTGGATATCTGGTCGATTCACACTGTCAAATACCACACGCCATCTAAGACCGTCGAACTCAATAATGTCATTGGCTTCGGCATATAATGGTTGACCGTTGTTGCCCAACCAAGCAAGGGGGTTACTGGTATTGGCACGATTACCCGTGCCCTCTGTCAACAAGTATCTTTGACCCACAAGACTGGAATCTAATCCATCATCTGGGCCACTCAATAAAGGGTTAATGACTGCATCCACAGGATCTAGGGTATTGGCCGGTGCAGTATCTGGATCAATATTATAAATCAGCAACCTATCGTCGGCTGGGTTGACAGTGATTGTGCCAACTATTTCTGTGTCCGGCTCCCACGGGTTACTCAAAGTGATGTAACTTATTCCAGGTCTCAGTACACCATATGCTGCAATGACTGCGGGCCACACAATTTGTGGATCTTCTATGACCGGAAAAGTAAAGGGCGCAAGATTTTGTGCTGTGGTACTGATCACCGCATTATTATTAAGAATTTGCAATTGACCATCCAGCAATAGAACTTTGTATCCATATGGGGTCAGCTTTAATCGGGTACCCAACAACAAATCATTGTCGGCAATGGCATTGAGTGGATCTCCCTGGGCATCGTAAATTGAATTGATAATTCGTTCCACAACTCCCAGTTTTCTAACCTTGGCAGGACTGCTGATCCAAATTGGTAAAGTAAAAGTAATAGACATAATGTCTATGGGATTTTCTGTGCCCATTGGTATAGTTCTACTGCTCCATTGAACTCTCTGTAAGTCAATGACACTCAAGCTGGTCCAGTCTATGTAATTGTCGGTGCTTTGTATTTCCAAACTGGGGTTGAACAGTGTGGCTATTTGTTCAAACAACTGCATTTTTTGATTTGTGTTGCTAGTCCATATGTCTAAATTGATAGTCATTGTGTATGGAACTGGCATCAATCTTTCAATGGTAAACGCATTACCTTGTGTGGTTTCGTAACTGTCTGTGGCAGAATCATAAGTTCTTTGTCTCACTTGTATTTTACTGACATGATATGGTTCTTGCATTCGTCCACGATCGTATTCCATGCCCGAAATATAAAATGTCATCATGGGTGTTGATGGCAAACTGTTTGCACTGTTGTTCTGTATGATAGTTTGTGCTTGGCGGCTGGCATCACCATATCTAATGGGCACACGGATAAGATCTTTATTACCTTCAGGATCTCGACCATACTCAATTTGAAAATTACTCAACAATCGCGTGAACTGCAATAGATATCTGCGTATTTGTTCGTCGTAAAAGAAACTTTGACTCATAACATGTTTTCCTAATAACCTTTTTTGCCATTAACTAGATTGTTGTCTTGGTTGAGTATTTGGGTAAGGATTGGCTGGTTTATTGCCGCCTTGATTACCGTTGTCTGCTTTGGGCTGTAATGCTTCACTGAGGCTCTGTCTACTGGGAATATTTCCTTGGTCTGTAGTGGGTGTGGTATAAGAATTATTGACAAAGCTGCTTCTCAGTGTGTTCACTGATGGCCCGGGTGTGAGTTGTGTTCTTATTTTATCTTCTATTTTGATCCATTTGGTACCATCATATCTAAATAGTCGATTGGGAAAATAATCCAATCTTAAACAATAATTTCCTGTCACTGGGTTCAAGGGAAATTGTAGTCCAGCAGTGACTGGTAATCCGTTTGGTGCAATACCGTCTCCTGTCAAATACCCTGCAGTATATCCATCTGTTCGTGGAGTATCTTCTAAATTAACCACAGTCCGACTAGCATCTGTGCCTGTATAATCGGCAGTATAGGTATTGGGATCACCTATACTGCCATCTAAATTTGTTGGCAATATCCAAAATTTTACTACATCATAACCACTGAGTGGAACTTCATCTTCTGCCTGCATTATGATTGCATCGTTGATTTGTAGATCTTTGGGTCTGGTACTGATTTTGTCTGCTATTGTATTGGTAGTGGTCTGTTGCCAATATTCAGTATTGGTAATTTCTATGCCAGGCGGAACTGGTTTGACAGCAGTATAATAGACATCACCGGCATTGACTATGCTGCCTTGCGGATAGTAATTGCCATTGTCCCAGATTTGTTCTGGCATAAAAGGTTTGTTTAAAATATCGTTGTATTCCTGTGCATTTACCAATGGTGTTGCCTTGACACGCCAAAGGTGTGGCAACCAAGTCTGACTGAATCCTTCGCTGGCAAATGCAGCATCTTGAATGACATAGTATTTTGGCACAGCTCTTGGTATAGCACTGTCTAATGGATAATAATCTTTGAGATTTGGAACTTCTATGACATCGCCACTCATTAACTTTCTGCCAATAAGATCTATCATGGTATTGAAATGAAAAGTTATGAACAATGTGTCTTGGTTTAAAAACAATCCAAATTGTGTCAAATCAAAGTCAATGCTGTTGACATTGTATACTCCGCGTATGATATAGATGTCGTTGTCATAGGCTCTGTCTCTGTTTTCCAACAGCAGCAAATCTTCTATAAAAAGTGGATTGCTTTCGTTGTATTTGGGCAGGGTGGCATCGTTGTCTCCTTCTTCGCCTGCCACTTTGGGACCCAAATACTTGTGAACAAAAATGTCAAGACCGCCTTGGCTATACATTTCTTTGATAGTTCGATCCAAAAAAGTGTAGTCGTTGGTTCTGTTGGGGCGGTATAAACTTAATCTTGGCATAAATGTATTTATGGCTTGACTAGATTGATGGGACATGTTATAATGTGTAAAATTTTGATTTTCTGGAGGTAACATGACAGCCAATACAGTAAAACTATTGAATCCTCGTAATGCTGACACAAAGTATATCGGTGATGAACCGGCATGGAAAGTACAGCCACCGGAAAACAAAAGACAGGCTCAGCTTACCCGAGCCTTTAATTTTTACAATTATTTTTACAATCAAAAACATGCCAAAGAAATGATCTTGTTTTGGTTGTCTGTCAACAAAAGAAAAGCAGATTACGAAATCATCAGTAAAATTTTGGAGTCAGATATTATTCCTACATTGGGCTGGATTTGTAGGATGAATACTGTGGGTTTAGAATTATTACAGCAAGAACAACAAACTCTGGAAAAACTATTGGCAGATCAAATTTCAGTGCATATTGCTCGTAATCAAAATCTTGAAAAGAAAAAAGCCAAAATTGTGGGCAATACATCCACAGTCATACCAGTAATGCCCAATATTCAAGATCGTTTAAAAGAGAAAATTTCTGAATGTGCTGGGGAAATCGAAGGCCAATTTGATGAGTTTGTACAAAACAATTGTAGATCAGTGGAAAAATACACTGTGGTGGATATATTTCGAGCCAAAAATCTCAGCCCACAATTGATAGGTATGATTGCTGGAATTTGGAAAAACAAAAAAGTAGAATTTGAAGCAGTGCAAGTAGGTAAAGATCGTCAACTGGTTGAAGGGTATCGGCGTTTTAATAAAACACAGATTAAAAATCTGATTAAATTTGCTGACCAAATTATCAATGACTGTGCAGGATATGTACAGATCAAAAAAGTAGAACGAAAACCAAGAAATAGAAAACCCGTCTCAGTAGAAAAACTGGTCAGTAAATTTCGATACTTGAAAAGTTTCGGTCAACTCAAACTTGTCAGCGAATCTCCCACTCGACTGGTCAATGCCAGCGAAGCATGGCTGTTTGATACCAAAAAACGAAAACTTATTCATGTGGTTGCAGATACACACAGCGGCACATTCACTGTAAAAAACAGCAGCATAGTGGGATTTGACGAGGTACAAAGTCAACAAAAGACATTAAGAAAACCTGCCGAGCAATTAAAATCTATTATGTCCGGCAGCAAACCTGCAGTGCGAAAAATTTTCAAAGATATTAAAAGTGTCGAAACCAAATTCAACGGCAGAAGCAATGAGGACATGGTCATTCTAAAAGTATGGTAGGACCATAAATACTGTTGTCAAGGAGTATAATATGGCCCAAACCGCTGAAACATTAGCCAATATCAAACAAAATTTATTTGACTATGTGAGATTGATATTGGGCGATCAGATCGTAGATCTTGAACTCGATCCAGAACACTACGAGGTGGCGTATCAGAGAACCATCGGTGTGTACAGACAGCGAGCCAGCGGAGCATACGAAGAAAGCTATAGTTTCATGGAATTGGTCAACGATGTAAACATTTATACTTTACCTCAGGAAGTTGTACAGGTCAGACAGATATTTCGTAGAACTTTTGGTATAGCCACTGGTCCGTTCGGATCAAATTTTGATCCATTTAGTCAAGCACAGATGAATGTCTACTTGATCAATTTCAATCAAGCTGGTGGGCTGGCCACCTATGATTACTACACACAATATGTGGAGTTAGCAGCCAGAATGTTTGGCGGTTTCATAAATTATACTTGGAATCCGGTGACAAAAAAATTACAGTTGATTCGTGACCCCAAAGGCAATGGCGAAGTGGTTTTATTGTGGACATATAATTTACGACCTGAGATAAATTTACTCAGTGATTTTCAAATTAGCCAATGGATCAAAGATTATATGGTAGCAGCATGTAAAATGATCATTGGTGAAGCCCGAGAAAAATTTGCATCAATTGCTGGGCCTCAAGGCGGTAGTCAACTCAATGGAACCGCCATGAAATCAGAAGCGCAGGCCATCATGGATGCCAAAATTTTAGAATTGACCAATTATGTAGATGGCAGTCAACCTCTTACTTTTGTGATCGGCTAATTCAATCTTTTTTCTGTTGAATCATTGATATTATTTTGTTATAATTAGTCTTTTATAAGAGATAATATGAATTCGTCAGTGATGATTGACATAGAGACAGCAGGCACCAATAAAGATGCTTGCATTCTAACAATAGCTGCTCATATGTTTGATCCTTTCAGTGATTCGATCAGTGAAAAACATCTATACAAAAGAGTAAACATAGACAGTCAAACTGATAGATCCATCGATGACCCCACAATCGAATGGTGGTCAAAGCAGCCCAAAGCCAGTTTATTCGAAGCATTCGAAGCACCCAATAGATTTGATTTGCAGCCAGTATTAGAAGAACTGTCGCGATTTATTTTTCACTGCGATTTTATATGGGCCAATGGGGTAACTTTTGATATGAATATTTTAGAAGATGCATATCGCAGTTATAAAATGCCCTTACCGTGGAAATACAGCAGAGTCAGAGATTGTAGGACTGTGTACTCTTTATATCCCAATCTAGAACGATTGCCGGCTTCTCATAATTCTCTAGAAGATTGTCAACGGCAAATTGTGTTGTTACAAAAAACATTTAAATTTTTAAACATTAAAAAAATAGTATGACAATTATTGCTATCTCGGGTTTTATTGGCAGTGGCAAGGACACTGTGGCCGAGTATTTGGTCAGGGAAAGACAATTTCAAAGGGAAAGTTTCGCGGGTGCACTGAAAGATGCCATTGCCAAAATCTTTGATTGGGACAGAACATTACTGGAAGGACAAACCAAAGAAGCCAGACAGTGGCGCGAACAAGTTGATCCTTGGTGGAGTCAACGGTTAAACATCCCACATCTTACTCCCAGGTGGATTTTACAGTATTGGGGCACTGAAGTATGTAGAGAAGGATTTCATGATGAAATTTGGGTGGCGACCTTAGAAAAAAAACTGATCAACAAAAAAAATAATATTGTTATATCTGATGTTAGATTCCCCAACGAATTTGCCATGCTTCGCAGGCTAAATGCTCGTTTACTTTGGATTAGGAGATCTCCGCTACCGGATTGGTACAACCATGCTATTTTGGCTAATCAAGGGGTGGTTGATTCTATGCGTTATTTAGAATCCAATAAAATTCATGCCAGTGAAACTAGTTGGGTGGGACAAAAATTTGATTACATCATTGACAATGATCTTACAATCGCCGATCTTTATTACTATATCGATAATCTTCTTGAAGATCTCCCACAACCCAGGGATTATCCAGTCTCTTGACTTCTTCCATACAGTTCAAGCAAATCGATCTCAAATTAGTTATTGAGTTATTGTGTAAATTGCCATCGCAGTGCATGACTATGATCTGGCTTTGATACCGAGACCTAAAACCACAACGATCGCATATGTTTTTTTTCTTATAGCCATTGGTTTGCCACCTTGGAGTCGGTGGTTTTATTTTTTTATTTCTTGCAATGCAAAAGTTACAGGTTTTTCTATAGTAGATTTGATTGTTTCGCCTATAGTTGATTGCACAGGACCTTTGATTACATACCAAACAAATAGGGCGCATGATAAAACCTTTATAAAGGTATTTATAACAGCAGTTTTTTCCAGAACTAGTATAAATATTTAAAAGTTTATAAAGGAGCCAAAATGGCATTAACTAGTCCAGGCGTAGAAGTAAGCATCATAGATGAAAGTACCTATATACCAGCAGCAACCAATAGTGTACCCTATATACTGGTGGCCACTGCACAAAACAAAGTCAGTCCATCTGGCGTGGGTGTAGCAGCAGGTACACTGGAAGCCAATGCAAATAAAATTTATCTGATAACCAGTCAGCGAGATCTAGTCAATACTTTTGGTAATCCTTTCTTTTACAAAACCACAACTGGAACTCCCATCAACGGCTATGAGCTCAATGAATATGGATTGTTGGCAGCCTACAGTGCATTGGGAGTGACCAATCGTGCATATATTCAACGAGTCAATGTTGATTTATCACAACTCACTGCCAGTCTGACCAGACCCACAGGTGAGCCAGACAACGGTACTGCATGGTTGGTATTGGGTGCCACAGCATGGGGTGCATTTGAGTGGAATCAAACAACTGGTGCATTTACCAATCAAATACCATTGGAAATCACCGACACTGAGAATTTGACCAGCGGCGTGCCCAATTCAGATTATGGATCAATTGGCAATTATGCAGTGGTCACTACCAATACTGCCAATCCAGTTTATTACAAAAACGGTGCTGTAGAAGCTGCTCAAAGCAATGCCATTGAATTAACTGATCTCTATAATACATGGGTATTAGTTGGCAGTGATGCATGGAAATTGAGTTGGCCCACTTATCAAGCCACCAACACCTACACCAGTACTTTGACAGCAGGCGCAGAGATATTCATCAACGAAAATTCTGTATTGGTGCCGTCATCTCCCAATAACACAGTAACAGGACTGATGTCTGCCATAAATGGTGCCTCAATTCAAGGGGTATATGCTGCCAATATAGATGTTT